GGCATAGCTTTCGCCGTAGTAGCGGCCACCGACATGGACTTCGATGAACTGTTCGTTCGGTTCAGCCACGATGTCATCGCCATCTTGCGACCAAATGGCTGGTCCTTCGGGGCTGAAGTTGGGATAGTCGTCCGGGTACTTTGTGGCCCACTTAGCGGTTTCATCCAGGACGAATGAAAGTGCGTGCCGGTCTTCTTCTGGCCGCAAAAAGAAATATTCTGGTCCGATGACGTTAGTAAGTCGTGCGGACAGTTGACGGAGTGACGTTGGATTCAACCATGACTCCGGTTTGGTGATTTTGATGAGTATTCGTGCGTCTACGCCCATAAGATGAGTGTATCAATTTTGCAGAGCGATGTCAAAACTCGTTCTTGACGCACGACGGCTTGTCAGTCCAATGCGATCTGTCACCGAAGTTCGGCACGTCGGCCATACCACCAGTACCGGCGATGCTACCGGCCACCCATTCCTTTTTGGTAGCCCGTGTCGTTTCGATCTTGCCGCACTTCGTGCATGTGCGTGACCACTGTTTGATGGTTTCTGCCGGAACGTAGCACGGACCCCGCCAATCGACGCCCATTGTCCCAGGCTCATCGCCGGGAATCGTGTACGCCTTGTGTTCGATGGGTGTGTACTTGGTCTGGCCCCAGGTGTGCGGACAGGTTCGCTCAAGATTTTCGAGGCGTGACCGAAAATTTTTCAGATGAGCTTCGCAGTTTGCAATTTCCTGGCGTAGCTCACCGGCTGACATGTCAAAAAATCCTTGACTCACAAAGTGCTCCTAACTGGTACAACGGCGCACCGGAGGTACGATCCGATGCGCCGTCTGCGGTACTACGTTGCGGTATGTGCGAGACTATGCGGTAACTTTCTCGTCCTTGACCACCTTGGCACCAACGGCGTGCAGGGAAGCGGTCAGAGCGGCCAGAAGAGCGTCCGATTCATTGGCAACCGGAGCTTCGGTGGTGGAGTCGGCGGGAACGGCCTGACCCTTGGATTCGGCAATCTTGCGAGAGATGAGCTTGTTGAGAGCTTCATCGGATTCGGAAACCAGGGCCTTCGGCTCGAAGGTGCCGAGCAGCGTGTTGACCAGCGTAGTGCCAGCGGCCACGAGTTCATCGGTGATGGCGAACGTGGGGCGCTTCACTTCGACGGTGCGGATTTCGCTGGCGTTGAACAGGGTGTGCAGCATCAGACGGCCAGCACTGGCACGCACGATGACGTTGTGTTCCTTGCCACGCATTTCGAGCTTCGCCTGACCAACCAGACCGTTGACTTCCATGACCTTCAGAAGCAGGGCGTAGCTGACGATGGACGGAGCGTTGGGGTTCTTGTCCTTCTTGTCCGGGTTCGGAGTCAGGACGTAGGACTTGTCGAAGAACAGGGGATCGACTTCGGAGAGGGGAACGAACTTCGTGATGGCGACGGTCTTGTTGGTCTTCGCCTTCGTCGCTTCGATGTCGGACTTGGAGATCACGATGAAGCTGTCATCGCCAACTTCGATGCCACGTTCCAGGTTGTCCCAGGAAATGACCTTGCCGTTGACGGCGTACTGTTGGGTGGGCTTTACGACTTTCCCGTCCACGATGGCGACGAGGTTGAGGCCGGAACCTTCTTCACGGGCTGCGGCGTAGATCTTGGCTTCAAAATTGGCGAGAGCACCAAAGGAAACCGTGACGTTTGCGATACTGCGAGTGCTGATTGAGCGTTGCATTGAGCACCTTTTCTGTCGGATCAGTTTGTTTTTGCTACCGTTCCAACAAACCCAGGATAGCGCAGCTTAGATGCATCTGTCAAGAGGGTTGCGAAAGATTTTTTCAACCGGACATTTTAGCGGCATTCCATCCGGCATCAACATCATGCAACCCCTTCATTCAATTGGGCCAACAGCGGTTGTTCGATCCGGCCATTTATGAGGTCATCCAGGAGCACAAAGTCGTAGTTGACCGCTTCCAGACTCAAAAGCATGTGCCGTTTTGTGAGCAAAGCCCGGACTTCATCGTCCAGCCGGTGCAAATTGGCGTGAAAGTGTCCATGCACGTTCAAATCGAACTTTCCATCGTCCGCTTGCGGAGTGTGTGAAAGCAAAAGCCGGGTGTGGCGTCCGTTCGCCGTAGCGCTCAACATCAATGTGGTATGAACTTCGTTCCAGCCGTGCGAGAGGTACCACGCTTCTTTTTGCTTATCGTGGTTGCCCAGGATCAGCACTTTGTAGCCCGGATTCGATTGGATGTACTGTGCGTGAGCTTCAGCCTGACCCTTAAAGCACACGTCTCCCAGGCAATACACTGTATCGTCTGTTCCAACCCGGCGCTTCCAATTGGCGTCAATGAGGGATTCAAAGCCTTCCGGCCTATCGCCCCATTCCACCAATCTGTGATGGTTGAAGTGTGGATCGGTGAAAATCCAATCGTTTTGTCCTAGCAGTCGCATATTCAAATGGTTCCGGCGATTACCATCTTAGTGTATCACAAAATTTTCATTTAGCAAGAGCTAAATAGTTACATGGCGTCTGGAATCTATAAAATAACATGCCTGTCAAATGGCAAATCGTACATCGGTTCGGCGCTCAACATGAAAATCCGTTGGAGATCACACCAAAATGCATTGATTCGACAACAACATGCAAACAGTCATTTACAACGAGCTTGGAACAAATACGGTGCTTCAGCGTTTGATTTTTCTGTTGTTGAGCAAGTAGAAGATCCTAACCATTTACTCAGTGCAGAACAAAGCTGGCTGGATACCACTGACAATTTATTTAACATTTGCCCTGTGGCTGGTTCATCATTAGGTCGCATTGTGTTGCCAGAAACAGGCCGGAAAATTTCAGAAGCACTTAAAGGAAAACCTCTCTCCATCGAAACTCGAAGAAAGATGTCTGAAAGTAGAAAAGGGAGGGCAGCTTGGAATAAGGGATTGTCGCACACAGACGAAACAAAACGCAAGATGTCACTAATCAGGACAGGACGAGTCTTTACTGAAGAAACTTGTAGAAAAATTGGTGAGGCTAACCATCGTAGAATTGTAACAGACGAAACAAAGTGTAAACAAACTGAAGCAAAATTAGGAAACACATATTGTCAAGGTCGTGTGTTGTCTGAAGCTACTAAAATCAAAATTGGTATATCGAACGGTATAGCTAATCGTGGAAAACATCGTTCGGAAGAACAACGCCGCAACTACTCAATAGCAGCAAGCCGCAGATGGGCAAAGCTCCGGGAGGCAATTTAATGTCACGGACTGTATCGCAATATTTTAACCAATTTGGTGCCAAAGGTGAGCAACGACTTGTTGAGGATTTGATAGTGGAGTCAATCCGTATAAATGGTATGACCGTGTTTTACGTCCCACGCACGCTGGTGAAGCTGGACCCTGTATTTGGCGAAGATCCTCTTTCCAAATTTGAGAAGTACTTCCCTATTGAGATGTACTTTGACAATCCTTCAGAGGGATGGCAAGGTGACAGATACTTGATCTCTAAGTTTGGTCTTGAGATGCGTGAACAAGCTAACTTCGTGGTATCAAGACGGCGTTTCAATGAAGCCATTCGATATGATGGCTACAATGCCATGCCGATCACAAAGCTATCGACTAAGGAAGTAAGACCGAAGCCGGGAGACCTGATCTATTTACCTCTCTCGAATGATTTATTCCAAATCAACTTTGCAGAGCATGAGAGCGTGTTTTACCAATTGGGCTACCGCTACATCTGGCGCATAGACGTTCAGAAGTACGACTACAGCCATGAAACAATCAAGACCGGCAAACCAGAAATCGACAGAGTACAGCAGTTCTTTGAGAATGTGGACAGCGCAGCGAATGATCCACTCGCTCAGAATGATGAACTGAAGAAAGAAGGTGAGCAAATTCTTGACACAACAGAGAAGAACATTTTCGGAGATCCAGTCTAATGCTACAGAACAATCCGTTTTATTGGGGAAGCATTCGCAAGGTTGTGGCGGCATTTGGCACAATCTTCGCAGACATCCACATTGTCAGAACGAACAAGAACGGCGATCCTGTCCAGGCCATTCAAGTGCCTTGTGAATTCGGGCCGCACGAAAAGTGGTTGACCAACCTCTTACAGAACCCGACGCCGGGTGTGGACGATCAAGTTGAAATGGTCCTTCCACGTCTGAGCTACGAGATCAATAATTTCACTTACGATTCAGAACGGAAGCTCACCAGCACGGGTCGAACCGTAAAAGTGTTGACTGATGGCAATAAGGTACTCGCCAAGCAGTTCAACCCGGTGCCATATAACATCGGTTTTCAAGTGAACGTGATGACGAAGACGATTGACGATGGTTTGCAGATCATTGAGCAAATCCTTCCCTTCTTCACGCCGGATTACAGCATCACGGTGAAAGACGTTCCTGAAATGGGAATCGAGAAAGATTTGGCTGTCGTGTTGAACAGTACCAGTTGCGAAGACACTTGGGACGGCCAATTTCAGCAGCGAAGAACTGTGATCTGGACGTTGCAGTTCACAGTGAAGGCTTATCTGTATCCGCCAGTCAGCTTACAGAATGTCAATTTGCAGACGAATGTAAAGTGGCATTTGGACCCGCCGCCAGCCGGTGCGGGTGTAGGATCGGGAAACTAATAACATGCCAATTCCAGGAGTGATACAAGACGATCAGTTCGTTCTAGCGCCGGGGTCTACTCCTGAGAACCTGACAGTCATTCACAGCATTGTCGAGACTGCCAACCAACAAGAACAGCGTGGAACGGCGTACATCATCAACAGAACGCTGTATCAATCTGGTACGGCACGAATTCAAAATCCGAGCAATGATACGACCACGGTTTACATCGCCGGTACAGTGCGAGTGCGAAACCCGCTTCAATTCGTTCCTGGATTTCAAGAGTATCCTGTTCTCACTAATACCGAATTGAGCATGGCCTTTCAAAAAGGTGTCGCAAGCATTTGGGTGGCCGGGGAACAACAGACAACAAAAACATTGACTGGAGTGGCAAGAATTCAGGCGACCACAGTTCAGAATTTGTCTGGTAAGTCGAACTTTATCGTGACGATGCAGGAACAAGTTGTAATTGGTACGGCAAGAATTCGAGTAACGACACTGCAAGATTTGGTTGGAGCTACTGATATCCAGGCGACAACGGCACAAGCGCAGGAAGGGGCTGGATTGATTCAGATAACAACCGTACAAGATTTGAATGGTGTCAGCGATATTCAGACAACAACAGTGCAGTCACAAGATGGCATAACTAATATCCAGACAACGACAATGCAGACACAGAATGGCGTCTCGAACTTTGAGATGTCGATGGGATTTACTCGCAGAGAACTCCCGTATGGGTTAAAAACTCTACTATAAATACGTTCAAGAGGAAACAATGAAAATTTGTGCAAAATGTTCTGCCCCAAACCAGACACGGAATTTCAGCAAGTCATACAGAGAGGGAAGCCGTATATAAAAGCTAGATGTAAAAATTGCTTGAAAGAAGATAAAAAATTTGGGAAACTTCTCATCCAGAGTCTGTTCAAGCATACACGAAAAAGAATAATCGAAATTGGGCAGAAAGAGAGGCAAGATACCGCCAAAACAGCCCGGAAAAATATAAACTCAAGATGTATCGTGCGAATGCAAAAACAAAAAGACGTGCGTTGGAACTCTTGGATGAACAAATGATTGAATTATTTCGTTCATCGTGCTTCTATTGCGGCGCTGCGGCTCCAAGCACACTTAACGGAATTGATAGACTCGACTCAAACCTTGATTATGTTTCGA